AAGCGAGGACACTTCTAGTGTTCTACGATTTGCTAGGGCGCCGACATCTCTACAAAAAAACATTTCTACCTCTCGTATTATTTTTTCACAACTTCATCAACAGTTCTATCATCTGACTCTTATTCATTTTACTATAACGCTTCAATCCATTCTTCTTACACGCTTCTCTCAAACCGGACGCCTGACCACACCTCGCCCAAGGGTTTTCTATCTCCTCACAAGAATTATTCTTATAAACCCTATTAGGAAGACACGCTCCACTAGATGACTTTCCACTACGAACATACATAACATCAATAAATGTTAGACATTTATCCCCATTATAACAATCTACCGTCTTTCGTCCACCGCTATAACGAACTCCTAGAAAGTTTTTCTCTTTACAATATTCACTATGTCCCAGTTTTCCATAACAACTCAATAGGTTCTTTACCACAGTAGTCTCCTGATAATCTGGGGTTTTAATAGAATTATACAAATTTTCCTTTTCCACACCATTACACATCTTTTCGATATCATAACACCTTCCCATTTCTATACGCCAATATACTTCAATAGTCAACCTTTCATTCTCTTCGTGGACTCGCGAATTAGGTTTAACCAAAAATTCTTTAGCAATCAAACCCCTATCAGTCATACTCTTTACCAATTTATCCATCTCATCTTGAATTCCTAGCATAGCACTCCTAGCAATACTCCTCTCTTCAAGTGTATAAAATCCTACCACAGGAACCATAAAGGAATCTAGCAACATATTTCTACACAACACCTTTTGACGTCCATTTGTTAGTTCTCCTAGAACCAAACCATATTTATCTCTGTTAATATTCTTCTTATAAAATACCATACTATTATCTGGTTCATTTCCGTTTTGGATACGAACATAAAGGTCTTCACAAACATAGTATTCATCTGTATCACACAAAGCGGTTTTTGATAGTGAGAAGGACATTCTCTTTTATATATAAGGTGTTATACCTTTAAGTATATATAAGTAGTATTGTTAGTTCTCGGCGGACTACAGCGTGAGGATACCATAGCAAAGCGTAGAGCGAAGCGAGGTGTCCTCACGCTGTAGTCCGCCGAGATGTAGGGAGGTTAGAGAGCGAGGACACCCTGTGTGTTCTACGGTCTCTAATCCCTAAACATCCATACTCATACAATCTATTCAGTATTATTGTTAAATATACACACCAATTCATTATATCTCTATAACATTTTGTTGATTATTTATTACCACACTATCCCTATTATTTACCACCCTCCAACACCTATAACACATTAAACGCCATTCCCTACCGTTCTTTGTTTTCATAACCTTTATTTCACATTTACATCTACTACAACTTATATAATGTTTTCCATATCTCTTTGTTAAACACTTCCTACAAAAATGATTATTTAATGCCTCTGTATAATTATATCCTCTCTTTATCTCATACTTTTTACAACACCAACATTTCCTATATTCCCTCTTACGCTCAGCATATCCAAACCTCTCCATTATTTCATCTATCTTATTCAATACTTCCTGATGGTCTCCACACAACTCTTTTAATACTTTCAGTCTATCTACACACGTTGAACCTAACAAAATCCTACCTTCTACATTTGTATGATTTAATAAATTCAACTTATATATATGTTTCTTTCCACAAATACAATTAAAATTATCTATACCTTCCTTATCTTTATTTACACATAATTCCCTGTTCATTTTTCCACGTATTACTGTTTCGTCTACTGTATCCTCCTTAGGGTTATAAGACATCCCTTTCACATAATGAAGTTTTAATATACTATCCATCAAATTTCCACCATCTAATGCTCCTAGTCCCTTCATCAATCTTATATAACTATTCTCAAACTCCTCCTCTATTAACGACTCCGATACATCCGCGGAACCTAACAACAAAGATAAACTCATTTTATATATTATTATATAAAACGCTTTAAATAAAAAAAATAAAAAATTATTCTACCGAAGACTCCTCCGCACGCTTTTTTTTTAGAACACACGCCCTATACGCTCGCTGTCGTTCTACTATTCTTTCACGGTTCTTAGCATAATACTCTTTCTGATAAGCATCCCTCTTCTCTAGTCGCCTCTTCTGGAATTGTATCTCTTCTATTGTAGCATCCTCTCCCAACTTCATAGTTCGGTGATAATGTTTTTTCGCTGATTCCCTGTTCAACGCCCTACGACGCTCTACCATTTCCTTATACTTTAACAATTCACTAATCTCATCTCTGTATTGTTGATGCGAATCCATTTATATAATATTAGTTGGATTTTTTTAAATACTTATTGTTTATATTTTGTCTCTTCCATCACAATATACAACACCATCAGTTTAAACTGTTCTCGTGTTAAACTTTCCTTTAGAGGCATCACCTTAGACACAGCAAAATCCAATACATCCATATCTAGTTTCTTAGTATTGCGAACACCCTTATAAGGAGATGAGCGCACAGGCATTTTTTGAATATCAGTCATACTGATTGTTATATATATATATACCATAAAATTTAAATCAAATTTATTATTAATTATATTAAATTCGGCGGTCTAGAGAACGAAGACACAGCGCAGCGTAAAGCAAAGCGGTGTCCTCGTTCTCTAGTCCGCCTACATTTAGGGAAATCGAAAAGCGAGGACACTTTTAAGTGTTCTAGGTTTTCTATTTCTTCTTAGATGCCTTCTTCTTTGCCTTCGCTCTACTATCAGCAGTTCGTAGTCGACCATATTCACGCTTCTCCGCGTCCGTCATTTCCTTTATAGTCTTACCCAACTTCTGTTTATACGCCTGTGCCTTCTTAACACTCGGAACAATCTTTAGTTTATTCTTAGGTTTAGCAAAAGATACGACCTTAATATTCTTCTTCACCGCCTTAGGTTTAGGTTTAATAATAAGTTTTTTAGGCGCTTTCTTTACCAATTTACTATCCTTTGTATGTTTCGCGCCTGTGTGAATATAACCATTCGCCATTCTATGAGTTGACGCCTTATTCCTAGGTCGCTCTGGATATGCTAACTGTCTAGGTTGTTTCCTCTTATTCGCCGGATGAGGATTTTCCCTCTCATCTTGATGCTTACTATAGGGTTTCTTCTTCTTAGGAAGACACGCCCTGTATTTTGCTCCATTTTTTGCCGTGTTTATAAAACACTTCAATTCAGAATTCTTATAGTTCTTTTTAGCAACCATTCTCTATAACACTAATTAACATTTTTTTTTTACTGTTGTTTTACTAAATTTTTTAAGTCCATATTAGCAAAATTACTCACAAAACTTTCTTGGATAACGATTTTATTTGCCCTATTTGCCGGTTGACCTGTAGTCCCACTATTAATTTGACTATCTAGTTTTAGTTCATAATCCTGATTCACATAGTTCTGGGTCTGCGCAATACCATTTGTATAATCACAACCAACACCTAGCAAGTCTGGATTAACAACTTTGCCCTTACACGCACCGCCACCTACGGCAACGTCGCCGTCCCAATCATCGCGTAGCGACTTAAACGTAGCGTCGTAGGTAGCACTATTATGATTCGGAATAGCACCCATTACTGATTTTAAAAACTGACGCCTAATTTCTGTATCACCTATACCGTGAGAACGAGTTTCTAAAGTATTACTAACAAATAGACCCTGACCAGTTGCTAGAGACTCTGTAGAACTCTCAGGGTTAGGCATCGCCTTTGTCTGGAAGTCATACGGAAACCTAACATTATTCTTCGCCTGAAGATATCCTACAATACCTAAAGGTAGACGGAAATTGTTAGTATTCTGGTTGTAGTTGTTCTGTTGGTCATCATCTAAAAACACATTCACTACTGATTTAACACTAGACAACTGAGGCGTATACACATTCGAGTTATTACTACTAACTACATCATTCATTAGATTCACACGAGAATTGAGCACAACATTAGGATTGTATGCCTTCAAATCTGCGGCGGTAGGAATCATATACTTACCCTCTAGTTTAACATTCTTAAGAACATAACTACTACCCACAATCGCACTAGAGGTCTGAGTTGGGTCTAGAACACGATGCCTAGTATGGAAGACTGAAGCATCACTAGCAAGATGTAGAGTTATAATCAAACCCCCCACGAAATCATTACCCAAATGAAGCGCTTGCGCCTTTAAGAGAGCAACGTCTAGTTTAAAACTAAAAAACTGTCCAAACCATTTTTCGTTATAGTCGTTCGTATGGACATCCGCTGGTCTAGGCATATTTACCAAATGTCTACAAACCTCTCCGTGGTTTTCACCGGAAGCAAGATTTCGCACTAGAGGCGATTGTTTATAGTCATCTTTATTATATGATAACCCTGTCTTTAAAGCATCGTGAATACTATAGTTAATAACAGAACTCAATTCTGTTTGAGTCTTTTTCGACTGAATTACAACTTTATCTATAACACTAGAGACACCATTCCAATTTGAGGTATTCATATTGATGTTAGCACTCGTTCCTGTAGCATTTTCAGTATTGTATGCGGTTCTAGCATCAGCAATTGCCGCAAGGGAAATCTGAACAGGTGTATCATTAGGATTTCTAACAAGCATCTGTCCACTCAAATACAAATGTTGAGTATCTAGCAAAACATCCTGAGAAGGTAGAGTAAATTTAATTGTAGGAAAACCATTCTTATGAGAAAACCCATTAGTAAATACACCATTCACATCAGCACTAACAGGATTATCGTTGAGCGGAGAAATTGAGAAATTTAATTTTTTGACCGGCATTTTATATATAGTATATAATATTTTAATTATACCAAAAAATTAAATTAACAACAAAAATTATAAAAAAAAAGTGTCCTCGCGTTCTCATCCGCCTAGATGTAGGGATTTAGCAAAGCGAGGACACCACCGATTTACTGTATAAGCGATAGTCCGGTCTCGCCATCAATCTTTAGGGTTCTCTTACTGAACACAAAAGAAAACATATTTGTAGAAGTCAACACATTCCCTTTAGAGTTGGTTGAACGGTTATCAACAAATCCTAGGCGAATTTGAGGTTCAGCATTTTGGAGATTAAAAACACTCTGACCTCTAGCAAGTTCTCTAGCGTGTAAAAATCGGTTTGTATAAATGGTAGAATCAGCGCCGTGAGCACTACCTAAACACTTTGGAACAATACCTAGTGTCCCCCACGCTTTAACAAGTTCGTTCTGAGTAATCACCTTATCGCCAACACATCGAGGGTCATAGGCACGTAGTGGATACAATTTGTTATTGATAAAATAAACTACCGAATTCATACTAAATCCACTTTCACCAGCGGAAAGACCATTCCAATAGTTATTCACCCCTAGTTGAGCGGCACCAGTCTCTTGTGGATTTTCATACATAGTAAAAATACTTAGCGCCTGACTAGATGTTGAGGTAATATCACTAGTAAAATTCAACTGATTCTGAGGGATTGTATCTCTAAACATATCATAAGTAGTGTAGGTATAGTCCGTATCTTTCATAGGAATATTAGAAGGGTCTTCTCTCATAACACGGAATTCACAATTGGTAATCCTATAATCCACATCCACATCCGTAATCGCTCGTAGTTTAATACTACATTCTTGTTCTATAGCAGTAGTTAATGCCGTATCCGTAGTAATAATCAGATTCACATCATTAGCGCCAGCAGTCGCAACGGATGTAATAGTTCCATCTTTAGTAATAGTAGGTCGCCCAGCACCGCCACCGGCGTCCGCCCCCAGACCTATAACCGTTATTTTATTACCTACAGCAAAGGGTGAGGCATCTGGTCTAATATCCGATTGCGCAGTAAATTCAACAGCACCTATTGTAGCAGTCCCCGCTCCCTGTCCAGTTTCAGAGAAAGCAAGACGACAACCACTAGCATCGCTATTTGCGCCACCCATACCATATATATCATTTGAATACTGATTATAAGCAAGATTAACAGGACCAGCATTTCCCTGAGTCCATACTTCACGAGCAGGCGCTAGTGTTATTTCAATACGAAGACCACCCATTAGAAGAATAGGAACTAGTTTTTCATCATCCCACTCCCTAAAAATACCACAACGAAGAGGGGTAGTAAATCTAACACTCGTGTATGCCGGTGTTAATTGGGCACCATTCCTAGCAAGAGGACTACAGCGGTTATTCACCGGATGAATAAAGGAAGGGTCGCGAAGATTATCTCGATACACACGAGGGTCAACATTATTAGCACTTTTAGAACAGTTATTAGGAAACGGCACACCTTCCATATTAGCAACGTTGTTTTTATCATCCTGACTATATTGGAGTTGCGTAGCAGTCCATTTGTTATAGTCCTGTAGAGTTTCTAACAAAAGACCACTTTGCTTACTATAAATATCAACACGCTTAATAATACTACTAATACCAGCAGACGCTAGTTGAAGACGTATATTAGTCGCAGAGTTATTAAGAATATCAAAGACCAAATAGGATTCCTTACTTTTTAACCAACCAATAGAGGGGTCAAGATTAAACACAATTTTCTGTTCAGGGGAAAATGTAGTTCCGTTTTCAGCAATAATAGACAGCAATTTAGCATTTGTGGAAGATTGAGCATTCGACATAGACATTTTATATATTATATGTAAGATTTTAATTTTAATTGTTTTTTTTAAAAATAAATGTATAGTTTTATTTTCTACTATACATATAATAATAATAATGGTAAATTATAAACTACAATACCAATTCTCCGGCGCAACGGATACTGTTAAAAATACCGAGTCATTACACATCATAGAAAGCACTTCCACTACTATTAGTATTCGTCCATCGACCGCCATCACATTAGAAGTATACAGCGGTATAGAATCATATAACCGCTATGATTATATTCCCACCACCGTTCCACAAGGAACTACACAGGATAATATCGAACATTTTCAACTAGAAGTTCAAGATATTCTAACACCAAATAAAAACTATATAAAACATTTTCACAATACTCATCCGTATATTTTCATAAGACTTATAAATAATGTCGCGACCCCAAATGGATTTTTTACACTATCCGTCCAACACTCTATAAACAAAAACTTTGAATCTGTGTCTGTTCGTGATTCTACACTAAAAAATAATACTTTAGTATCTTTAATACGCCCTACAACGGATTTTTATATAGACGCCGTGGATGGAAACCTTAGCGGATTCGAAACTATCGAGATTCACGCAAAAGGTAGTTTATCTACAACAGAATCACTCTTAATGAATTCAGACACTATAACGGATATTTTCATAGACCCACTACGTGTAGATGATACTAATATAATTAAATCAGATGTAGCAACAGACACCGCAACTGGTATTGGAGCACGAACTGTTCTTGTTAACGGACTGGACGAGAATAGGGACCCAAAACAATTTTCTTTAACACTAAACGGAACCTCAAATGTTTCTATTTCCGATTCCTGTGTTTTTGTTAATTCACTACAACTTACAGAAGTTGGTTCTATGTTATTTAATGTTGGAAATATTCGTATCTATAATACATCCGTAGCAGATAACAAACTAATGTGTTCTATTGAATCCGGCGAATCTATTTCACATTCTCCTATGTATGAGGTTGCCTCTGGTTTTAATGCCTACATTACAAAACTATCATTATCCGGAAATTGTGTTGATGAAGGGTATATTAAAATCGCAAAATATTCGTATACTCTTACTAATCCCATTCTTTCCGTTATAGAAAAAATTAACGTTTCACCTAATATGAATCTAGAAAAAAGAGTTAATATAACATTACTTGATAGCGAAAGATTAATAATTCTTAAAAAATCCTATGGTATTATCACCGGAACTAATGATATTGTCGTATCCCTATTTGGTATACAAAAAAAAGTAAATCTTGATATTCAAAGCACCATCTAAAATCGCTTAGGGATGGTGTCCTCGTTCTGCTAATTCCCTACATCTAGGCGGATGAGAACGCGAGGACAGCAACTTTTTCTAGAAAAGAGATGCTATATAGAGAATGTGGGTATCATAACACTTAGTCTCATCCATATAAAACAATAGGTAAATAAAAATTCTGTTATTAATTTATTTTGTTATTTATATAATGTCTAAACTACTGGGATTGAATAACTCTAATGTTCTAGAAGTTATAAAAAGCGAGGGTGGAAAATTACAAATTATTAATGTTCCTAATCAATATGCGGACAAATATGTAGCAGATATACCAGACGGACAATATAGTCAGATATTCGATTGTAGAACTTTTCGTAGTATTCGATTATACGGCAACCAATCTACAGCAAATGTATCATTACTAGAATTCTCTTATAATAATGATGATGGGGATTATTTATTTCAAGTTATAGACCAATTAACACCTATTATTATAGATGGTAATATATGTATTAACAAACTTATAGATACACCGCCTACATACTTTCGCATTAAAAATATCAGCGGACAACAACAGACATACAGTTTACGACTTCAAAAAATTCAATAAATTAATTTCTGTGTTTAATATATAAAAAATGTCTGGAATGATTCAAATTGTTGGTCAAACTAGTGGAGTGTCTCATCTAGTTGCTGTAGATAGTTTAGGCGCAATTAAAAGTGCTGATGCGTCGCTACTCGCAAAAAATACGGAAATGGAAGTCTCTTTAGACGCAATACTCGCAAAAAATACGGAAATGGAAGTCTCTTTAGACGCAATACTCGCAAAAAATACGGAACTAGAAGTCTCTCTAGATGCGCTTGTCCTAGCAAACCATACGGATTTGCTCGCTATAGAGTCGTCCGCGGATGCGCTTGTTCTAGCAAACCATACGGACCTAGAGACTATCAATACTACACTAGGCGGAACTCTATCTGTATCCGCTCCAGTCCTTTCTACTACATCCGTTGTTCTAGAATCCTCTACGAGTGTTCCAGATTCTACTACAGAAACCACGCCCTCTACGGATATTGGGGATGTTAAACGTGTATGTTTTTTTGGTAGTCTCGATGATAGTAGCAGTAATCTTGTTGTAGAAGTCTCTCACGATAACTCCGTTTTCTATATCAATACCGAACAGTCGGTCTATGTGGATAACGACAACTTCTTTAGAACTATGGAAATTGATGCTCGTTATATTAGATTCAAATATACTAACTCTTCTGGTAGTGCTAAGGTGTGGAACGCCATTCTTTCTTATAAAAAGTAAAGTAAAATCATTTAAAAAAAAACAACGTTATAGTTATATGGTATATGATATAAATGACGAAGATTTTAATTGTATAGAAGATTATTTAGATTATGTAGATGATATAGTGTGTTGGAACTATTCTTTTGGTATTCCTATGATTGATTCACTAAAAGAACTAAATGCGGAACATTTGTTAGAATTTTACCAATAAAAAAAATATATGTAGATAATAATGGGGTATTGTGTTATTTGTAGCGAATATACAGGTTTCGGTGGAGATTACCTTTGTGATGAATGCTATAATTTAAAAAAAATAGTCTCAGTCTATGGAATAAACCGTGTTAATAAAACTATTAACGCCATATTTGTCCGAAATGACGAGGCAGTAGAAAATCGAACGGATAATATTGACCAAATTATTACAAAAGATACAACAGTCCATTCAGCAATAGTCCCTTATGATTTGCGAAAAAAAAAAACCGAAAAATAATGTGTGTTAATTTTATAAATACAATATGGACAAACGACCAGCAAAACCTCTATACCGCCCCTTCAAATATAAAGGGACTGGGGTATATAAACAATCAGTATATGTAAAGGGTAAAAATGGAAGACCTAAATTAATTCATTATGGAAATAAAAATTATCAAGATTTTAGACAACATAAAGACCCTAAACGACGCAAGTCTTATCTCGCTAGAGCAAAGGGTATTAAAAATAAGCAAGGTCAATTGACCTATAAAGATAAAAATACAAAAAACTATTGGGCAATTAAGTCCCTATGGGCAGGTTAATAATATTACTCTTTTTAATCCATATAATCTTATTTTTCTTTATTTTTTCACGATACGTTCTCATATACAACATCCGGTTATATTGTTTAGTTGATTGGGGCATTTATATATATATATATTTTTTTTAATTATTTTTATATACGCATTATATAAGAATGGTATTTTTTACAGGAAATTGGGAAAAGGATTCTATTATAATGTATGGTATTTTAGACAAAGTAGATTTTTATAAATGTGGTAGAACCGGTCCCATTATGGAAGGAATCCCTAAAACAGGACGTAGTATGATGTGGGGATGTAGTTGGCGGATGCCGTGTAAAAGATATACAAAATTACCTGGAACGAATCTACATTATACAAAATGTCGAGAAATGAATCCGGAACTAGAAGAGGTTTTTAAAGAATATATACATCTATATTTTAATGATTTTCCATATACACAAGTCCAAATGAATAAGAATTTCCCTTGCCCCCCACATAAAGATGGAACTAATGTAGGAAAAAGTATTCTTGTAGGATTTGGAGATTATACCGGAGGAGAAATTAATATAGAAATGGAAGACGGTTTAATAACAAAAGATATAAGAAAAAAATTTGGTATGGTTTTTAATGGTTCCGCATATACGCACTACGTATCACCGTTTACTTTGAATAATGGTAGTAATCGATATAGTTTAGTATTTTTTAATAGTTATTATAATAAAAAATAATATATAGTGTATATATAATGAATGATATTTATATAGATGCTAATGTGGAAAATAGTTTCGCTAAAAGTGAATCTAATTCAGAGTTTACCTATAAATTATCAGAACCCTTAGAATTACCTAAAGGAACTAATATTAGTATCGCTCAAAGTTTTATTAACAAAAAGGGCATTACAGGTGGGTCTATTGAGATATCAGATGATATTTACGAACGCCTAACATATGTTTTTTATATAACAGAACAAGCACATTTTGCGCCTTTAGCAAATTTATCTGCTGGGCAATTTAACAAAAACTGGTGTCGCTCTACCTTAAAAATATCTGGTTCTAGTTATTTAACAAATTGGGACGTAGAAGCGTGGAACGGTTCCGACCCTGACCTAAATCACTGGGTTGACGACACTAACAAAATCCTATACGGCGAATCTCTTATGAATGGTCCAGCAGGAAAAATTGGGACTGTTATAGGAGACGGAAATCATCCAGGTGGACAGCAGTGGTGGATAGACCAAGCAGATAAAGTTAATAACGCATCAGTTTTCTGTGATTATGGGGGTAATAATATGATTTTACCACAGGTCCACTGGAAACGGAACACAGATAACAAATTCTATTTATGTCCAATTGAACGTGAAATGGAAATTTTTATTCCTAAAGGTATATATGGTATAGGACAATTAGGACAAATTGTAGAAGACTATTTTAATGGTAATATAAAAGTTAAAACGGTAAATGGTATTAGAAGTATTGATAGAACTAGCGATATTCAAACAAAAATTGATAATGCGAATACAACGCCAACAGACCCAAAAGAAAGATTCGACGGACAACCCCTTAATAGACCAACGATGGACTATACATTTGTTAGACAAGATAGACGATTTGACTATGCGTGTGGTGAAGAATATAAAGTCAAAGAAGGCGGAAATGCGAATTTATACGACCCAGTTTATACATATACTGATGTTGGTATGGAAGGATTCACCGCTATGGATTGTTTTAATGAACTACTAAATTTTACTCAAGAGAATGGACTACCCAGCGATACAGCAAACGTAGGTTGTAGATTTAATTGGACAGATTTAAAAGACAATATCTCTCCGCCAGGCGGTAGTGCCGGCGACCCTCCAATCCCACCAGGTATCGATTTAAACCAATATATTACTTTTAGCGACCAAGCAAAACGTAGACCCTTTTATTATTTTACCACACCAGAAGATGAAGGAAAAATACAGAGAACGATTGACGCCACGCATCCTGTAAGACGATTTAGACCTGCTGCTACATTACCAATTGACTCCGATACCACCGAGCAATTGTATGGATACAATATGTATGGATATGGTATAGACCAAAACGACCTATCATTAAGTAGGGTTGTTGATAACGACCATATTAAAAAACAACTTATTGGAACTACAAATTTTTCTTTCTCTTATAATACAGATTCTAATGGATTTGAAATTAAAGGACTACATCAACAAATTATAGCACCTTCTCACGACCAAATGGGAACCCCTAATAGTAGCAACGGCAAACAGGTTATTAACTTTAAAAAGATAATGGGGAACTCATTACGTAATACCCCTATTGCTAGTGTGTTAGGACAAAATTATTATGATGATGTATCAGAGCAAGGAACACGAGGAGGATTTGCTAACAGACCGGCAAGAGAAAAAATTGTATCTCAATTAAATACACCTGAAACGCGTTTAGGTGGTATGATGATTATCAATTGGGCAACAGAAACCTCATCTAATAATAGAACCTCTACCCCAAACACCGGAAATCAAACCGATTTTGGTAAACGATTCGACCAATATTTTACTAATGAAGATGATGCTAGAAAAAATTGGGAAAAAACTATTTGGTTTAGACTTGGATTTGATTATGACCAACTACAAAACCCAAATACCGCTTATAAAAAACAATCTATATACAATAAAGATTTTGAAAATAAACAATATTATGGTCTAGATAATGCGAACAGAGATTGTGGATTTACTACAAATACTTCTATCGATAATACCATTATTCCTACTGTTGCCGGACAAAATAACCCCATCAATATTGCGGCAAAGGATTCTACCTCTCTCAATCAAGCAGCAACATCTAACTACCAAATATATGGATATAACCCAATAGCATCGCCTTGGGACTTCCCCTCTAGTGGGGGCGCCAAACCAGGTAAAAGTTCTATATCCGCCATATCACAATACGGAAACTCTCTATATAATTCCTGTAGTATTATTCCAGTAGCAGTAGGAGACGTAGGAGGTATTACCGCATCACGACTACCAACACTATCCAAACAATCCTATTATCTTATTACTAGCGATATTCTAGACAATTTTAAGGATAACGTTAAGGCAGGGGACCCTCTAGCATTATTGGGGGTTGTAGCAAAATCTAACCTTTCTAACCAAGATTTTATTGTAGATAAAAACCAAATAGTTCAAACTCTATCTCAATCCAAAATTGTTAATAAAATTAAAATTAAAATCCTAAACCCTAATCTAACACAACCTAATCTTGATACCGCAAGTAGTATTATTTTGAAAATATCTCGTCCAAACATTATTCCTACGAGTCTTCTAGCACCAAAAGAAATGAAACTTGTAGAAAGCGAAACTAACACTCTATAGAACATCTTTTATTATAATAAACTAAAATAAAATATAAGATAAAGTATATGGGATTATTAAAATTTATTGCTAAAAAGTTTTCCTGTAAATCGTCGTGTGTTTATAATCCTAATGATGAATATTTTAATAGAGAGAGTATGAGTCTACCTCTATCTTCTTTTGAATTGAAATTTAAAGATGTTAAAAAAATAATGAAAATACTAAATAAACGTGATACTGTATGTAAAAAAAAATCTTCACATATTATATAATGCCTAAAAAAACCGTTAGATTTATGGAAACTACTAAGTGTAATTGTGGATGCCCTAAGTCCATATCAAAATCAACTATTAATCAATCCAACCATATAGACCCATTTAAAGCATCTAATTATAATAATAATAAACCTAAAAAATCCTAATATTTTTTTACTTTACCAGTTTTTGCCTTTTCTTTTCTTGCTTTACTAATTCTTTTTTTTGATAATTCACTCATAGTTGTAGGTGTTTTGCTTGTTATTCTTTTTGTAGGACGAAAAATATCGGATTTCTTATTGAATGTTTTTCTACCATCTTGTGTTCTCCATTCTTCTTTAAACCATCGCGTTAGACCCCCTTTTGGTTTTTCGCCGCTATACGTCCCACCGCGTTTCTTATACTCTTTAACAAGAATACCGGAACGATATGCGCTATGTTTAGGTATACGTTTATACACTTCTGCTTTTACTTTACTATATAATGCTTTATTTTTGGGAACCGCCATATATTACCGCTAGAAAATAAAAAAAGATGGTGTCCTCGCTCTGCTAAATCCCTACATCTAGGCGGATGAGAACACGAGGACAGCAACTTTTTCTAGAAAAGAGATGCTATATTTCAATTTCATATAAGTTTTTTAATTCTGATATAATAAACTCTAATGCGTGTCTAAGTATAGCAAATTGTATATTACTATCATAGTCTATGCCTTGTATTAGTTCATCTACCATTAGTATATTACCAAAAATTTTGGCGAAAATATATTTATAGTTCATTAAAGCATTTTTAAGTTTGTTTATTCTCTCGTCTTTTTCTTCTAATAGATTTTTACAATCTAATGCTAAATCTAAATATTTTTGCTCTGTTATATTTATTCTTTCGTTTTGCGATTCTTCTATTTGTTGGGTTAAAAGGTCTAGATTGATTTCTTCCATATATGTATTTGTAAAAGATTAAAACTTAAAGTTTAAAACGTTTATATTTTTTATATATACTTTATAATGAATCGAAAATTTAGTTTAGAAGAAATTATCAATTATTTTAAAGAAATTAACCCTAATAAATCTGCGTCGACCTATACTACTATGAAATATAACCTTATTAGGATAAGTAAACTAGGACAGATTGAGTTTAGTGAAATTGATGCTACAACGATTACCCCTGAAAATATTGCCGAGGGTATGTCCAAATATAGTGTTAATTCACAGATACAAACAATTTTAGGAATACAACTTTGGATAAAATATAAATTAGTAAAACTAGAAAATGGTAGTAAAAAACAGATTGATTCTTATAATCTTTTAAAGGGTAAATGGGATATTCAACTTAGAGAATTATGTAATACTAAAAATAAAAGAATAGAAGAAAACCAAATGACTGAAAAAGAGAAGGCAAATTGGATTGATTACGAAGAACTAAGACAAAAATGGACTAGTGTAGTAGATGATAAACTAAAAGATGATAACAAGTATAATAAAATCTCTATGGAAAGTTTTAATATGTGGCGAGATATAACGCTTACAAGTTTATTTATACTAATACCTCCTACAAGAATAGGAAACTATGAGAAAATGAGAATTAGATACAAAAAAACAAATGACGCAACCGCTTTAAAGCGTGATAGAAACTATTTAATGGTAGATGAAGACGCTGGTATATTTGAGAAGACTGGAAAATATAAATATACGTTATGTTTTAATCAATATAAAACCGCTAAACATATTGGGCAAGTCTCTGAGGGTATCTCATCAACTAAACTTATTCAAATTTTTGATAGGTATCTAGAACAACGTGTAGCAATTCTTCCTATTAACAAATATAAATTCCAAGAAACGGATACATTATTTATAAATGGTGATTCTAAAAAACAACTAACACAGGCATACATTACCGAAAAACTAAAAAAAACTACAGACACTTTTGTAGGTAAAAAATTAAGTTGTGATATGTTTAGAAAAATATTTCTTACCTGGTTTCTTGCCGATAACGAAAAATCTATAGCACAACGTAAAGAAATGGCGAGATTTATAGGTCAAACATATAAACCAACTATTATGGAAACATACAAAAAAATAACATTAAATAAAAACATACCAATTAAACTAGATTTCTCTTAATAACGATGTAATCGCACTCTAATAGGACACCATAACATTCATACCTTTAGGGGTCGACATAATAGAAGCGGTTCTAGAACATTCAATAAGATAGTTGACCTTCATCGTCTGGTTATTAATAAGAGAGTTGCCGCTGGCGCCTGTATGGGTTCGGCGTTTGTATTTCCATACAATAGGATAGGACCCAATCTGCCGACCTGCGCCTATCACGCCTGGTTCTCCACTACGTAGACATAGCGCTAGAGGTTTCATAGAACCCATTAAACCACTTTCTGCGGTAGCGAGCAACGAACCTGCGGTCATTTCATCTCCAACATATTCCGGACGGTCGAGGTTGGGGTCAGCGCCTAGACATTCCGATAGTTCATTATACTGCGAACACGGATTATAGACAAAAGCGTCGAATTCATCTCTACCATTCACTTCAACATTATATTCCTCCTCACTATTACCCATACAAGACTGTCCGGCGCCACATCGGACCGCCTGTCCACTCTGATTAGTAAAACCGTTATCTTTGTTGTTTAGTGATTCCGAAGGTTGTTCTTTCCACATATAAACATTATGAACTTCACGGTTATTTTGACCAATACGATGTTCTACTTCTTGAATAGAGTTATTAACAGCATTTGCTGGAATATTTTTTTCTACGCTAACAACATCGAAGAAGTTTAGTTTATAACCACCTTGCTTCTGAGTTTGTTCTATAATTTTGTTCTGGACTTCGGACGGCATAATAATATAATCAACTACCATTTTAACCTCTTGAATGTTAACATCAGCATCTAAAGCAATCCCATTATTAACACCACCTGCTGTATAGTTAGTAGATGCTCCAATAAGTTTATTAACATATTTCGATGCTCCGTGAAATTCTATAGTAATTAGGATACGCTGTTTATCAAAAAGAAAAAGAGGAATTTTTTGACCTTGTAGCGCTGGGAAAAGTGTCCCTAAAGTAATACCATACTGATTATTTTGGGATGCGAGTTCGCTTAGAGGTTGAGAATTGATATTAAAGTTAGTTCCATTTACAAATTCGCCATAGTTAAGACCAGATTTGTCCTTATCAACAACAATACTACCAGCGACTGCGTTATCAAGTGCTTGATAGGTTGAGTTTCTTGCTGCGGTAGATGCTTCTACGGTTGATTCGCCTGCGCTCACCGCTTTAGTCCATAACTGGGACCCAATATAATGCCCAGTATACTGATTGGATACAGAACGGTTGCCGGCAAGAACCTGCTTAAGGGTTGCGTATTTGTTAAGGTCCTGAATATCGTTAATAATGTGGTCGCCAACCTGGAAAATAGCGCGTTTAACACCGCCTAGAACACCATTAAAAGCATTAACACGTAATGTATCGCTAAGTAATGTAGATGATGCGGCGAGTTTAAAAACAATAAGCGAATTTGTATCGAGATAACCTGCCTGGTCTAGACGAAAAGTATATTTTAATGGCGAGGAGGTAATTGGTTCTAAATACTCGGTTCGAATATCCATAGAGTTCGGAGCGATTGCGTCAGAGGAATAGTCGGCGAGTTGCGATAGTGCTTTTTGAGAGTTAGACATTTTATATATTATATGTAAGATTTTAATTTTAATTCTTCTTTTTAATAAAAATACTTTCAATATTAACTTTTTTTTCTTTTTTAAGAAGTTTTTTAGATTCTTTCGTATCTAATGCTTTCATTAATACATTATGTTCTATAGTTGATTTCTGTAGAGGAATAGTTAGAGTTCTTTTTTTTTTAGGTTTTACTTTGTTATTATTCATAGACATAGACATATATTATTACAAAAGATTTTATCTATGAGGGTCTAACTGATGCCGGTAGGTTCTTAAACCCTTTAATTCCGTTAATATTTCCTTTATAGTCATCTGGAGGATGTATAGTAAAGTTAATAACAGATTCTTCAATTTCTGTAGCGTCTTTATCGTCATTCATTCCTTTAATACTAACTTCAAAACTATTAACAATTAAATCTTGGTTATATAATTCAGAAACAATAGGCGTGTTAGGTGTAAATACACCAGTCGTTTTTGTATTAAAATGTTCCATACTATCTTTAAAGGGGGTTGGAACATTTGCTAAAATTTGCTTACCAAATCCACCACGTCTATGAGATGAGGTATTTTTATAGTTATTAAGAGGAAGTCCCTTTAGGAATATAGAATACGACTTACTTCGCCAACCCCTAGAAAGAGCGCTGTATAGTGTTGAGGATGGTGGTATTGCGGTATTGGGACTGTATACTTTAATAGGAATAGTAGGATTTAGTTTTGATACAAGTTCAGTTGCTATATTAAACATTTCCGCCATTTCTTCAGTTGCTGTTAAATTATATTGATTATATAGAGTAATCGGTCTAGTTTCGTAATCAACACCATTTACTGTTCCTTTTGGAACTCCTATATAGTTTACCTCTTTAAATCCGTGATTTATTGTATTAGACCATAAAATAGGACTAAATGGAATTTGACTTCTAATTTTGTTAAATTTGCCGCCGGTCCCATCTGCTTCGGCGCCGGTTGTATAGTCAATTATATTTGTATTATCACATTTTCCCCAAGCAATAGGTCGGAAATATTGGTTAGACGGTGATTTATTATTTTTACTATCAAACATAATAGCGTTATTCTGACCCCTAATAGGTAGTTGCGAATCCAGATTATCCAACCATAGAAGTCTAAAATAGAGTTTTTGTTCGTTAGTTCCATACCCTCTATCGTTTGGGTCAAAATAGGTCTGAAATCCAAGTTTAATAGTATCCGTCGGATTCGCATTAAATTTACTACCTGTTAGTGTTGGCGATTTATAAGACCTAGTATTATATTTTTCTTTGCCGACGCCACCCCCAGCAGGGAATATTGCCTGTGTATGGTCGTGAATAGACCTCATACCTCCAATTCTATTTTTTCCTACATTAACAGGTGTTGGCGATGGAAGCGCAACTGACCCTCTATAGTTTCCTAAATATACCTCCACTTTAACAACACCAGCACCATTACCATTTTTATCTCCTTCGCCACTAATAACAACGGATATCGGCGCTACTGGGATTTTTCTATCACCACCTGCGCCAATATCAGTTTTTATGCCTGTTGCTGTATCTACTTTATAATAAGATTGTTGAGGATTAACATATTTTAAACCACCGCTAGTGTTTTCGGTTGTCGTTCCCTGGGTCCTATTTCCTTGATTTAATGGGAAAGTTCCATCAGAAGCATTAATACCAACTGCTACTTCTTTACTATATAATCCAAATGCTACCGAGGCATTATCTGTCCCAATATCTTCTAGAGATTTTAGAGTTTCTACCCTTATAATATTACATTTTCCTGCTGGGGTATTGTCGTCTATGTCTGCGTGTCTATAATGTGTTTCTGCTATCGCATAACTATCAAACACCTTTTGGGTTGCCTGTCCGGCGGTTGTATCATCAAGAACGTTTGCGCTAGTTTTCCTAAATGAAACTGGGGTATTGTCTGTATCAAGTTGTGAATTATTTAGAGTATGGTCTGTGGTTGGTGCGAATTCAAATAGGAATGTTTGGTCTTGGTCTACATCTCTATTAACAATTTGGTCTACATTTTGAACTATACCAATTGCTATGCTAGTATTTTCGGTATTATCAACTTTTAATTGTTGAGAATCATCTACATAAATCGGATTTGCGTCAAAAATTTCTATTGCTCTATAAACATCGTTCCTAGTTGTAGTGTCGACTTTGGGCGTTGCGGTAGAGTCTGAGTATTCTAGACTATCGTTAATTCCTTTAGTAATTGTAGAATAAAATTTCTCGTATGTATAGAACCCCTTTGGAATTTTTACTGCGTATTTATTACCCTTTTTACTACCTCCATTAGGTTTTGTTTGCGTATCGCTATTGTCCGGTGCTCCTACTATAGGACAAGTATCTGGAAGGATATTTGCTACTGTTTCCACACCTCCACCTGTAGCGGTATTAACAAAAGTGGTTCTCGCATCAATATTTATATAGAGAGTTTGGTCTTCGGTAAAAGAAACTTCGCTTTGTCGTGTAAAGGTAGAAAAATTTAACATTATTTTAGACATAGCAGGAATAAGAATATCTTGTTTGAATCGAATATGGTAGTTATGACCGTTAGTTTTATTACTAGAATTTTTAACTACACTATCATTTGGACTAATTAGATTGATATTCATTTTATAATATAAGACAAAGATTATATTTTAAAATGTTTATATAAAAAGTATTTTTATAGAATAACATCTGTTTTTAATAAAAAGTTGCTGTCCTCGCGTTCTCATCCGCCTAGATGTAGGGAGTTTGGAGAGCGAGGACACCACCTCATTAGAGATTTAAAATGCGGTTCCTATATTATTTGTAGCGGCGGCGCCTGTCTGAAGTGAGCGAATATCTAAACCGCCACCTTGCGATACTGCGGAAGGTGCTGCCTGTATTGCTTTGTCCTTAGCGTCTTCCCCTCCATCGAAAAGATTATGAAAAAATCCTCCTATAGCGATTCCTGCGCCAACAACTTCTCCAACCGGTCCTAGAAAATCTAGTGCCGTAGATGCGGCGGTTCCAATATCACCTAACAAACTACTACCGGCGTCTGCTACATCATCTATACCAGCATCTTTAGTTAAACTTAATGGACCGGATGATGGGGTAGGTTTAACATTACTAAACATCTGTGCGCCCTTCTCAATATTACTAACCCCATCCTCTCCTGCTTCTCCGGCATTTGCTGGCGTAGGTGCGCTGGTATTATCAGGTGCTGGTGGTTTAGGTGCGCTAGTATCTGGTTGTGCTGCTGGTTGTGCTGCTGGTTGTGCTGCTGGGGCGCTAGGGGGTTCTGCTTCTGGGTTGTCTAAAGGCGATTTTCCACCTTGTCCTAATAAGTCTGGTTCTGGTCCACGTGCTACAGGGTCTGGGGTTGATGTATTTTGAACCGACCCACTTAAACTTTTTGGTTGCTGTAATGACCCAATATCGCCGCCGAATGTATCGCTTTCATCTCCAAGTTGACCGCTTGTATCACTTTGTCCTTCCCCTTTGAGCGTGCCTCTAGAAAACTTGTCTGGGTCGTTGTCTACTGCTGGGGCGCTAGGGGGTTCTGCGTCTGGGGCGCTAGGGGGTTCTGCGTCTAATCCATTCTTAGGTGGTTCTGGTGCGCTCTGGACCGGTGCGTTAGTATCTGGTTGTGCGTCTGTATCCGGTTCTCCTGCTTTGCTATCTGCTTCTGGGGTGCTAGTATCGCCCTTAGCGTCGTCGTCCTCGTCCTTATCATCGCCTCCGTCATCGCCCTCGTCCTTATCATCGTCTCCGGCATCGCCCTCGTCCTTATCGTCGCCTCCATCGTCGCCTTGGTCCTTATCGTCGCCTACATCGTCTTCTTGGTCCTTATCGTCGCCTCCGTCGTCGCCTTCTCCTTCCTTAGCATCTGCGCCTGTTGCTTTACCCAGCGCTGCTTTACCATCTTTAACTGTTTTATCTAGAGCATTCTTAGCGTCTTGAACTGCCTGTTTACCTGCTTTAAATTTTTTGTAGATTTTTCTAGTAAGATGAAATCCACCTGCTAGTCCGGTAGTATTTCCGCCGGCGCTTTCTAATAGTTGTGAATAACCTTCATACGCTTTATCAGATGCCGCTTGTTTTTGGTCTTTAATACCTTGTTGTGTATCTGCTGTATGTTGTTCTATCGCATCCTGTGTGCTTTTCCAATCATTTAAACTACTAAAATAAGACATATATATATATATAAATATTTTATTCTGATACATCTTTTATAACTCCATCTTCATTATTACCAAACTTAAATCCTTCCTTATGAGACCATAGTAGATTTTCTATATTTCTTCGTGCTTCTAGATGTTCTACAGATAAATAGAGGAAATCATACGGTTCTTTTCTACTTTCGTTGTATATATCTATAAATCCTTTATCATCACGTCCAAAAATACTTAATGCTTCACTCATTTTTTTTACTTCGCTTTGAGGAAAATGTCCTAATATAAAATATCCACTACAGTTATTGCGTGCTATAGGCGATAGATACTTAAAATACTGAACACAAATACAAATGGATAATTTACCTTCGTGATTTTCTGTTCCTATATGTCTGTATGTAGTTATAAGTTTTGTAAGTCCATCTGTTTTGCCTGTGCGCTTAAAGGATTGGGAACTATTGATAATATCATCAAAAATAATTAACCACTTATCTGGAGTGTCGTCATCTTTAACCATACTAATAATTTCTTCTAATAAATCATCTGTATAGTCTGTAAATATAAAATCAAAATCTTCAATCATATATTTGTTAACAGCATCGTTGTAGGCGGTAGAAGAAATTAAAATTTTATGTTGAAAATTATTACCATAAAACCGTTCCGATAGATACAGGTTAGAGCATAATAGTGATTTGCCTGCCTTAACACGTCCTACACATAGATGTAGATGCGTAGAAGGATTAAGGGGGTATTTTTCCATAGTATCACAGTTTAGTTTGTCTTCGTCTAGTTTTACTGGATATATTTTGTAGTCTTTTACCATAGAATCATCCATTTATAATAGTATAAGAAATTTAATTAGACTTCTTTTATATCACTTTCTGGAATTGTCTCTAGTTTTTCGGATTGTTTAATGTATTTAGACATAGAAGTTTTACAATAGGATTTGAGTTTTTCTTTATCGTGTAGGATATCAGGTGTTATTCCATCTAAGACAGATTCAATCTCTCTATATTCTGCGGTAGTTTTTGCTTTAGATAGACATTCTGCTCTATATGAGGAGACATTATCTTCTAGTTTTTCTTGTTTTTGTAGTTTTTGGAGGTGTAGTGCTTCTTTTTCTTTGTTAATCTGTTTAAGAGTTTTGCGTTTTTCTTTTAGTCCCTTTTTTTTAATTGTATTGTGTTCTTTTAATGCTTTAGACGTTTCTTTATCCGATTTAACACCTGCTTTAACCTCTGCTTTTTTTTTGTTTTCTTCTCTCTTAAGACGCATTTTTTCACGACCCTGTGCTAAAGATGCTAGTTGTTTTTCCGTTAGTTTGCGTTTAGGTTTTGATTTTGGTTCTGTAGTCGGTTTAATAAAAATATCTTCCATTATAATATATCTAAAGATTTTTTTTCTAGAGTCTTAACATATCCTAGGGTTTTGTCTGTGATGATACAAAGTGTTCTAGAGCATCTGTTTCTAGCAAAAAGTTGCTGTCCTCGCGTTCTCATCCGCCTAGATGTAGGGAATTAGCAGAGCGAGGACACCATCTTTTTCTAGGAATCAGATGCCCTGTAGGTTCCCTGTTAGTAGTCCCTGTTAGTGTTTATAAAAAAATATACTAACACTATATCACTCTACAAACTATTTATATATTCAGTCTACAAATCTTTCCAGAAAGGGTCGCATTCGCCGACTCCACAATACCAAATCTTATCAAACCTATTTTGATAGACCGAACTATTAATCGAACCGCACACACTACATTTTGGTTTCTTTTTGATAATTAGTTTTTTCTTTGTAGGTTTTTGGACTAGTTTTTTGACTAGTTTTTGTTTTTGTAGGATGCGATTTGCGGTCTCACATTCGATACAATTTATAGCAAACTTTCGAAACATACCAAATTCTCCTTCCTCATCTACAATTCTACAAATATTATCACATCCTACACAAATTGGAAAGTCTCCACTAGGGCGGATTTCCCAACGTTCTTCGGACTCTAGGGTGTCTTGGAACATCGTTCCTAGGATTTTCCTAGTGGACTCGCTAGAGAAGTCTAGGGTATTTTTAAATTGTTCAGCAATCTTGAGGACATCAGCATTTGTAGGGGTGTTTGTAGAGGACGACATCTTCTTTTTTGTTTGTGTTGATTGGGTTGTGGAAAATTTCAAAATCGATTTTATTTTTAATTCGAATTAATTTTGAATTTTTGCCTAAGAACGCCCTAGAAAGTTGGTAGAATAAATTAAATTAAATTAATTTAATTATTTTTTTATTTTTTTTCTAGATGAATTTTTTTCGCTCTAGGATATTTTTTTGCTAGGTGGGGGTCTAGTCCGAATTTTTGATTTTTGAATTTTCCTACTACCATCCACTTTCTTCTAGAAATTCCTTACCCTGTGTCCCTGTGTCCCTGTGTCCCTGTGTGCTCTCTAGGAAATTTTTTTCTCTAGAATCAGTCCCCTGTGCCCCTGTGCCCTGTGCCCTGTGTGCTCTCTAGAAATTGTTTTTCTCTATAAAAAAAAAAAAAAAATTAAATTTTATTAAATTTAAATTATTTTTTTAAAAAAATTAATTAAAAAAAAAAAATTAAATGAAATAAAAAAAAAATTTAATTTTAAAAT